GTTGCCTTTTTTGTAGCCATTATGAGTATGCAATCACGGTCATGCAACGCTCAAGAAAAGACGCGCTGGTAGCGCTGTCGTTTCTAAATTGCATTGTAAAAGTATTGCTTCCAGCCGTCAAGGTAAGTGGAATAGCATTAGAAAAAACAAAACTGTAGCCACCAGTAAGAGTTACTTGTGTGCTTGCACTATTAGCGTCTGATGATGCAATGGTTGTCGCACCGGACACTGCTACTGAAGCTCTTGGTGTTCTGTCTAATGCGGCAGATGTAATACCAGACAAAATAACTAAGGCTTTAGTACCTGTGGTCATTGTAATTACTTGCGCGGTAGTTAATCCAACGTAACTTGTGCTACTTGTAGATTGCAAAGTATTTACTCGACTTACATCTACAGCGCTAACCGCGCTTGCTGTAGGCCCGACAGTAGCCCAAGCCGCGCCGTCGTAATATTGCACAACGTTTGTTGACGACAAATAGCATAATTGGCCCTCGGCTAGCACCTTTTCGCCTGCACCACCAAAAGCCGCGTCGCGCGTAACCGTTGTAGCGAATACCGGTACGCCTGTACCTGCCGAAATATTCATGTTGGCTGCGGTTAAAACTTCCGACGCTGCGTATAACGGTACGCTTGTTTGTTCGTTTGGCATATTCCCTACTTTACGCTAAAACTGGTTGCGGGTCTTGTATATCTAACTTACCGTAAATCGGGTCGTTAAGTATGAACTGGTAAACGATTACAGTATTTGCCGTATAGAACGTTACGCGGTGCCCGTTGTTTACGTTTATTGATATTTCTATGCCCTCTACCGATAGTTCTTGGGCTACTTCGCCGCCTGCAATAGTGTTGGTAATTGTTATGGTGTCGCCAATGTCGACTAGCGCCAACGTTTCTTTTTGGGCTGTTGTAAGCATTAAATAATCGGTTTGCACGGCGTTAAACGTGGCTGCAGGTTCGCCAACTAAAAGGTAGTTAGCCAGGTCTAAAGCGGCTGCGTCGTTATGTAAAAGGCTGTTAGTAATGCTTACGTTTTGAATAAGGTATTTAGCCTGGCTTGCTAAGTCGTCGGCTACTTCAGGGCTTGTGGCGCCTAAGTGTTGAATACTGGCCCTGTTTACTATTAGGTCGGCGTTATAAATAATGCCTAAAGAGTTGTACGGTATGTTTGTGCCGTCGTCGTGAAAGTCTGCGACACTACCCGAAAGGGTATTACCAATACGCGGTTGGCTTGTAATATCGCCTGTCCTCGACATAAAAATACGGCCCTGTTCGGCTGCCTGTATTTGGTCTATGTACGCTTTAACGTTCGTACCTTCGGCAATCGTGTAGGCAGCTGCCCCGCCTAATGTTTGGGTACCTGTTTCAATGTCACGCGTTAAAGCCGGATAAGCAACTTCGGGCAAGTCTAAAACAGCCGATAGGCGGGCGCTTGATAGTTCCTCAGATACGTTAAATTCTGCTAACGCGGTTTGGGCTAGTAAATAAAAATCGTCGGCACAATAAACGTTTACCGTGTTTTGTCCGCCTAGTTCGTAGGTGTAGTCATAGTTGACTATTTGCCCTACAAACAAGGTTATAAACGTGCCTACGCTGTTGTATCTGCCGAACGATACGCGCCGTAATGGTGCCAATGTAAATTGCCCTGCAGGGTCTACGTATGGGCTAGATGAGTACAACGGATTTAAAGTTCCCCCGGCTAGTTCGTCGTTTAAATTAAACGACATTGTGCCCGCGCTAAATTGGTCGCCTACGTCACGGCGCCCACGTTTAATGTTTACATTTGTCGAGTACTGCAGCATTGGCGCAAACTCTGTAGTTCCGTCTAACACGTATTGGGTGCTATTTAAAACGCCGCGTGTTGCGTCGTCAAGGGTAAAAGCGTCTAACTGAAAGCCTGTATCTATAAACAGTTCGTAGTTACCGCTTTCAATTACTGACGTAGCCATTACCCAACCTGAATATTTGCGGGGCCTGCAGCCCTGTTATATGCGCGAATATTGTTTACAATTTCCTCGCCTGTTTGGGCGTTAGACATGACGCCCGCTACGTTTATGTTGTAGGTATCGCCTACGGATTGTCGATGTACGTCTTGCGTTATTGGTGCGGCAACTGGGGCGCTAACGCTATTGGTTACGCGTGTTACTACTTCGTTAACACGTACTGTTATGTCAACGGTTCGCGCCAGTTTGTTTGCTAAGGAATCCATTTGTTTCATCATTTTTGGGGTTAATTTATCTATTTCGGCTTGTAGCCCGTTAACTGTTTTTTGGGCTTGGTCTACGCCTACTTGGTACCAGGCTGTTGCGGCGTTTAGACCTACCTTTTCGGCTGCCATGTTGGCGCTATCAACTAGGGCGTTAGTTTCGTCTATCGCAGTTTTGCCGCCTTTTACTAGTTCTTTTGCTATGGCCGCGCCTGCGTCGCTACCAGCTGCTAAAACGGCTTTAAGGCTGTCTTGCGATAGCCCAAGGTTTAACGCGTGTTGAACGTCGTTTGAATAGTCTTTAATGCCGTTTACTTGGTCACGTAGCCCGGATAGAAACCCTTTACCCGTGTCCTTGCCTGCGTCTTTTGCGTCTTTAAAACTAAACGCCTCCATTAAGCCTTGGGCTACTGTTTCGGCGTAATCGGTCAACGCTTTTTTAGCGTCGTTTAACGCGCTGTTAGCGTCTTTAAGCGCTTCTTGTAAGCCTTCTTTAAGTGACTTGGCGTAGTCGTAGTTTGCTTTAGTTGCCGCGCCTGTGCTTTTGTCTATGTCGTTAAATGCTTTTATACGTTCTTTAAGTTGGTCTGCGGTAAGTTCAGGCCCGATAAAGCCTTTAGGCCCCATAAGCGAACCGGTAGCGCCAATAGTACCAGCGGTAGTTAACGTCTGTTGATTTAATAAATCGCTTTCTTTACGTGCTGCGTTCATCTTTTTTGTATACAACGCAAACGCCGCTACGCCTGCAGCAACGGCAATTATTCCGATACCGGTAGCAACTTGTACAGCGGTAAACGATGTAGCAAGGGCATAATTAACTGCGGTTGTGATAATGGCAGCCGCTCTATATAACGCCATACCCGCTTTAGCAATAATAATTGCACCGGATACGGCAGCAACAGCGGTAGTAAATGCTATAAAGGAGTCTGTATTGTTGCCTAATAGTTGCGAAAATTGAACAAGCACAGGTAGCGACGCTTCTAATACAGGTAAAAACGCTTGTCCTATTGCTACTTTTGCGTTGTCTACTGACGCTTTTAGTATGCGTTGTTGGTTGGCCGCTCCGTCTGCAGTGCGCGCAAAGTCGCCTTGTGCGTCGCTTGTTTGTTGCAAAATAAGTTTTTGGGTTGCTAATACTTTTGCTTGCGCCGTTAATGCTCCTGTGCCGTCGTATAGGCCCATTTTCATTGCTTGTGCTTTTACGGCTGCGTCGCTTAGTAGTACGCCAAATTTACGTATAGGTTCGGCTTCGCCACGTAATGCGGCTCCTAATGCTAGGGCTACATCGGCGGGGTTAGCGTTATGAAAACTGGCAAGGTCGCCGGATAGTTTGACCATTTCAATAGAAAAGTTAGATAAGTCCGCACCTGCAAGCCCTGCAGATTTACCAAAAATACCCATGGTTGCCGCTGCGTCTAACGCGGCTTGTTTAGATAAACCTAAACTAGTGGCGGCGGTGTCGGCAAACTTTTTAATTTCCGTTGACGCTTCGCCAAAAATAATTCCGGACTTACTAACCGTTTCGTTAAAATCGCTTGCGGCTTGTGCGGCTTTATAACCGCCTGCAACAATGGCACCGAACGCTATAGCGGCAGGTACTGCCATTTTGTTTATAGCAAACGCCGCTTTATCTGACGCTTTAGTTAAGTTTTGAAATTCTTTTATGGCGGCTTCGGCGCCCTTGCCGTTAAACGACGTAATAATTGGTATGTTAATTGCCATAATTAACCTCTAGTTTTCGGTTTGTCATCGCCATAACTTCGGCCACAATGTCAACTACAACGGCTTCGACTGCCGGGCGTGCGATGTCTACAGCGGGTTCGCTAGCGCGTGGATTAAATGAACCGCCTACCTCTAGGTTGCGTACAAACGCGCCACGGGTTTTAGCGCCTGCATGGTCCCAAATAGCGCCTGCAGCGTCTTTTTGTCTAAGGCTTAACAACTGGTACGGCTGCGCTTTAAAGTCAACTACCTCACCCGATTTAAACTTTACGCTGCGTTCTTTTTTGCCGCTGCGGTTGGTCATAATTTTAAACCCAGCGCTAGCCATATCGCTAGACCATTTCGTACCTTCACGGCCTTTAATAAGATTGCCGCGCCCCATGCCGCTTAACGGTGGTTTGGTGGGGATTAAAGAACGTGCAGCTACTAAAACAGGGTCGCCCGCTTGTTTAACTTTCTTTAACATTTCTTTAGCGTATTCGGGTTCAATTTCTTTAAGGGTTGCTACCGCTTGTTTAACGCCGTAAATATCCATTGTTGTTGATATGGCCATAGCGGTTACTTTCGTTGCTTGTTGTTGTCTGATAATACAGCAACGACGGTAGCCAAATCGTCTATGTCAAAAGGTATAGACGGGGGCCACCACGAAATCGCTACCAGTAGTTCGCATAACTGGCGCGCGTGGGTGCCCCTTAGGTGGGGTTTGCGGTCTCGGTATCGACTACTTCAATATTCGTAAGTCCTTTTACGAACGTATCAAATTCGCTAGGAACAACAATTTTATTTATTTTAGACGCCTCATACGCCATAAATGCTAAATCCTCTACGCCAATACCTAGCGCCATGTCTGACGCTTTACGTTTAAATTTGCGTTCCCACAAAATTATTACGTACAGGTTTGTTACCACCTCATAGGCGGTGTCGGCTGTTTCTACTTTTAGCGTAAGTTTCATTGTCTGCCTTTTGTGTCGGGCCTTTTCAGGCGGTTAATTAAACTTCTAAAACGCTGTAAACCCCTCCGGTGAAAACCACCGAAATTTGGCCAAGGGTGCCTAGGGCCATTTCGTACGGCAAGGCTTCAAGATAAGCCCCGGTTAGTGTCATGGTTGGATTGGTTGCGGTGCCTGGGCTTGTTGCGCTTGATGACCAAGAAACGGTTGTTTGTGTACCGACCAACGATTTAAGCGTTGCATAAGTTTCGGAAGCTGCAAACGATAGGTACAAGTCAAGTGACAACGTAGAGTTTTCTAGGCCTGCGGTATAAACGCGCGAACCTGAACCAAACGCGGTACTTTCTAGGGCTTCAATAGTGCGCGTAAAAGTAAGGCCGTGGCATTGGTCCTGTAAAGAAACGGAATTGACGGTCACGTTAGGCGATGATAAATAAGTGCTAGTAGCCATTGGGTTTACTCCTTGTTTGTGTCTGTCTTAGTTTTAGCACCTTTTGGCGCTGTCGTGGGGGATTGAATAATAAAACCGCCTGCTACCAGCGCGTCGACATTAACGCCGTCTACTGGTTCGTAAGTGTCGCCGGGTGTACCGATACGGGGGCTAAGTATTGTGTACTTCATGTTGCACCTATTCTAGGCGGTTGCCTGGGTTTGTAGGGTTATGGTCAAATCGTAGGCGGGTAGTTCGCTGCCGCCAATTAGCGCAATAGTTGGGCGCCCGTCGGTTACGCCAATTTTTTTAGTAACGACCTTGCTAGCCAAGTTAAGTAGTGACCGTTGCGCGTCAAGGTTGCCAGGCCCCAGCGTAATTATGCGTATTGGAAAAGTCATTTCTACGACGTTGTTTGAATACACGGTAAACGTAGGGGCGTCTATAAACGCGCAAGGCGGTACAAGATTGCGGGGGTCTGTAACTACCTGTAGCCCTGTAATGGTCGTTAGCGACGCTGCTAGGTCGTCTAGCGCCTCGTTAAATAGGTCTGTAAAAGCAACAGGCATTAGGCAACCTGCGGGCGTGGAATACCTAAAAGTTGTTTAATCATTGGCGACAGGCCAACGCTGTTACCTGCAGGCAGGCCGTCGAAACTAGCAAAATCTGTTACCGCGCCACGCTGTCGATACAGGAAACCACCATAGGCAATAGTGCCCAGGGTGACGCTGTTACTAGGGCTTGTTGCCTTGGCGTCTATGTATCCGCTTTCTAGCCGGCGTTGAAAACAAAAGTCGTTTGCAGCTGCCGCGCATTGTGTAAGAAAAGTTGTATCGAGTGTTGACGCTGTACCGATACCTAGCCAGTCCTCAATTTGACCAGCTGTAACCCACGTGCACGAAATTGTACCTAGCGTTACGGTTCCTGTTGCCGTGGTGCGCGTAACGTTGGCGGCTGTTTTTGCGTACAGAATTTGAAACGGTACGGCGATTTCATAATTAAAAAGTAAATCGCCGTCGTCGTCTATACCAACAAACAAATATTCGGGTACAGCGTAAACTGTGTAAGTACCGTTAAAAGTTGCGTCGACGCCTGCTACAACAATAGACGCGCCTACGTACACTTCATTAGGTGTAAGCGTTTCTAAAACTGCGTAGTTGTCTAATAGCGTTTTATGCGCTACTTGGTAAACCTGCGTCATGGCGGTTAGGCCGCCTTTCGGTTAGACGAACTTAACGAATTTTGTAGCGTCTGCCATAAACGACGCTGCATAACCACGGTACGCAATAGTGCGGCCCAGGGTGCTAGGTACGTCTACAGAAATAGCGCCCTTTTGCTGTTCGTAAAATTCGAAGCCTGCAGCTGGTCCCGCTGCGTGGCCCATAAATGAACCTGGCGTATCTTTATCAACTACCAAAACAAGACCTAGCGGATTGCCGTTCCAATTTGAAGCCGACAATTCGCCTGGTGCGTTCATAGCGCCGATTTGTGGAAATACTGGGCGGCCTGTGCTGTCAACCAATGAACCTAACGCGGCCCACGTACCAGGTGTTACGACCATGTGTGTAGGTAGGTAATTGCTAGTTGCGCTAATTTGGCGGGCGCCTTCGTAAATGGCTGCAATCCAGTCGGCAGGGTCTGACGTGTCGGCAACTGCGCTGGTTTGTGTAATTGCTGCATGGCAAGTATCTACGGCGTAGTTGTTTGTTGCTTGACCGTAAGCAATAGCCAACTGGTTCAACACAATGTTAATACTTGCTGGGTCTGTCCAGTCCAAATCTTGTTCGGACATTGTTACAAACGTTCCGAAAGTAAGTTTATTAACGTTGTTATTTGCAACGGTGACAGTAGACGGGTCCAACTGATTTAGTTGGCCTGTTGGCTGTTGTGTTACTACTGGGCGTACCGTAATTTTTGGGCGGCGAAACGTTGCGCCGCTCTGTGGCATTGCGCGTACGCCAATAGCCGAAACAAACGGGCGAATTGGGTTAAGGCTGTCGTAAACAGTTCCGGTAATGATTTCAGGCAAGATACCTGGGGTATCGGCTGTAGTAATGTTTGGCGCTGCAGCTTGTACGCGTGCGTTCATTTCTGCAAGTACGCTGCCACCTTGCAACGACGCGGCAATAAATTCGCCTGCGGTTGGCAATTTGAAAGTACGCGGCTGTGCGTAAACAACTGGGGCTACGCTTGCGGCCTCGATAACGGCTGGGGTTTCTGTTGGCTGTGTCATGGTGTCTAACTCCTCGTTAGGTG